CGTATGAAAAACTTAAAAGAGTGATTGAAGCTACTATGTTTTCTAAAACTCAAGACTTATTACCGGTTATATCATTTACTGGACAAGGAAATAAATCAGACAAAAAGAAACATGAGTCTTTTGTTAATAGGATGGTGGAATTAGGATATACAGAACGCCAAGTTAGACGTATAGTGGACTGGCACATGCGTGTGGTGAACTCATGAAAGTGAACAAAGAAAAATGGATAGAACAACAAATTCAGGAGTTAAAAGATGATTGGCCTCAAACGAGTGCTAATGATTACTGTGAGCCAATGCTAAGACAAGCTATATTGAAAGGATTAGAAGCCCCAGATTTCACTAAGTATATCATAAGACAAGATAATGGGGGTACAAATTTATATGATAAATATGGTGACGCAATAGCTAAAGTTTGGGGAAAAAATAGTTTACCTATAATTAATGCTATAGTGGAGTTGTTAGAAGATGACGAATAGAAAGATAACAAGACTGATTTTAAACTTAGGGGAATGGCTTATGAGACACGGAAGGTCTCTTTCTGAGAAAGAAAAGTACAAAATAAAAATTAAAGCCGAGTCAGACTATATAAGGAAAAAATATGGGAGATAAATTATCTGATCAATGGCAGACTCCTGCGAGGCTTTTTGAGAAGTTAACTGAAGAGTTTAACTTTGATATAGATTTATGTGCTACAAAAGAAAATAGTAAGTGTTTTTGGTACTGTTCGGATTATTTAACTGATTGCATAGATTATAAAGGTAGGGAACAATGGTTAGGTGAATTGTCTTTGTTTCCCATAAATGAATTTAAAGGGTTTTTATTAGCTAAAAAAAGAACAGCTTTTATGAATCCACCTTATAGTAACCCCAAACCCTTCATAGAAAAAGCGTGGGAAGATTCTAAACATTGTAAAATCATATGCCTAATTAAATGCGATCCTAGCACACGATGGTGGGCTACGTTTTGGGAATATGAGAGTAATAATTTTAAGTGTAAAGATTGCGGCAATTTTGTAGAAAGAGGCCAAGGAAAAAATCTAAATTGTAGCACCTATCCTAGGTGCAATAAATGTGGTAAAAGTTGGGTATATAGAACCAAAAAGGGCCCTAAACCGGGATGTGAAGTAAGATTCTTCCCTAAACGTATACAGTTTGGCCCTCCTCAACAGTTAATTGATAGTGGGGAAGCGTGGAAACTAAAAAATAAATGGGTGCAGAATTGTAATTGTTGTGATAATGGAACTGTTATATTAAAGGACGTATATGTTGAGAGTCTTTTTTATGAAACATATAAAACAAATTGTAAAAAATGTAAGGGTAAGGGGTATAAAGCTCTTAGCGGCCCGACGTTCCCTTGTGCTTTATTAATATTTGACCGAAGAGGAGAAAAATAGATGTGGAGCTTTAAATTTGATGAAGAACTTAGACAATGGGAAATAACTAATGGAGAAGAGGCGTACCACTTAGAAGACAAGCATGAAGCAGTAGAGCTTTGTGGTCGGTTAAATACTTATGAGTTAAGAGATTTATTTACGGAACATTAATATGAAACAAAAGAAAGAGGTTCTAATTGAGAAGCCTAGATTAGTTTATCAAAATAAAGAAAAGAAGTCTATTAAAAACTTAGGATGTAAAAAATGTGAATCCTTGGCCTGGAGGTTTAGTATATGAAGTATATGTTTTTATTAGTAAGTTTTTACTCGGCAGTTTCTAGTGCCAAAGTAACCTTTAAAGAAGCTCAAGACATTTTTTCTAATATACAAAATGCCGGAGGATATCACGTAGTTCTTAAATTAAATCCAGACGCTGATATCGATGCGTACACCACTAAAAATTATATAGCAGTCAATCAAGGATTACTTGACATGGTCGATTATAATGGTGTAGCATCGGTATTAGGACATGAATTAGGTCATTGGATCGAACAAGACCCAAGAACCGACGAGCAATCAGCTAAGCTTGAGGAACGAGCAGATGTAATAGGGGACAGATTATGTAGAAAATCTGGTTTTAAACACTGTCTTAAGTTTATGCAGGATATGAAACGGTATGATGACGGTTCTGGAGACGGAATCCATCCTAGTTGGGACGTTCGAATAGAAAACGTATTAAGGAATAGGAGAGCAGAATGATAGACTGGAAAAAATGTCATAATGGTTTAATGTTATGTACTTTTGAACAAGCGGTAAAATTGATGCCCGAAGTTGCTCCCATTTTAGATCAATTAAAACCACATTTAGAATTTAATGAAGATCAATATTTAGTGGACGTTAAAGTACATATGTTGATGCCTAATCAATATCCTTGTATTCCCAATTGGCATAGAGACTTTATGCCTAGGGACGATAAAGGTAATAGGATAAAAGATAAACCTTCAAAATTAAAAATGTATATGTGGATATCTGGCGCCCCTTTAACAGAGTATAAAGATAAATTAACAGGTAAAATATTTACTAAATCAGCTCAACAGTGGCACTCTTTTACCCAAGAAGATTTACATAGAGGAACTAAAAGTAAAGAACATACCTGGAGATGTTTTATTCGAGTAATCCCTAAACAATTTGTCCACAAAACGACTACAAATATCGGACAAATAAGAAGGCATTCTCAGGTTTATTTGGATGCAGAAAAATTTCACTGGTAAGGAAGAAATAATGACGATATTAGATAAACGAAAGGAAGGTAAAAATAAGTCGGTAGGAAACCGGCGAAAATTTATTGAACGATATAAACATAAAATAAAGCGGTCTGTAGATAATCTCTCCTCGGACAAGGGCATTACAGACGTATTAAAGGATAGAAAAGTAACTATAGACGGTATAGATGAACCAAATTTTAATTTTGATATAACTACTGGAGAACGAGATATAATTCTTCCCGGAAATAAAAACTTTCAAAATGGAGATACTATAGACCATAATACTAGATCTCAAGAAGAAGGCTCCGGAGGAAGCGATTCTGGAGAAGGTTTTGACGAGTTTACTTTTGTTTTAACTAAAGAAGAATTTCTAGACCTCTATTTTAGCGATATGGAGCTTCCTGATTTCATCAAGGAAAGCATGAAAGGGGAGAATAAATACAAATTTAAACGAACTGGATATTCTAAGGAAGGAATACCGCCGAGATTAGATTTAGTTAAAACTTTAAAGCAAGCGCTAGCAAGAAGAATAGCCACTAATTCTGATAGATATTTAGACGATATTGATTTAAGATATAAACATTTTACTAAACAACCTCACCCTATCAAGCAAGCTACTATGATATTATTAATGGACACTTCATTTTCTATGGGAGAGTTCGAGAAAAACATAGCTAAGAAATTTTTCTTATTACTTTATTTATTTCTTCATAAAGTATACGAAAAAGTAGAAGTAATATTTATTAGTCATACTCAGGAAGCCAGGGAGGTTACTGAACATGAGTTTTTCTACGGACAAGAGTCTGGAGGAACCGTAGTTTCTTCAGGATTAAAGTTAGTTAAGGAGATTATTGACACTAGAATAAATTCTGACACAACTAATATATACATCTCACAAGCCTCAGATGGGGATAACTGGAAAGCTGATGATGAAATAAGTTTAGAGATAGTAGAAGACTTGTTGACCAAAGTTCAATATTTTGCATATATTCAGACAGAGGAAACGAGAAGAGCAGAAACTAAAGAAATGTATGGAATAAATGATTTAATTAAAACTTATCAACCACTAACAGAGAAGTATAAAAATTTTAAAACCAAACATGTATCAGATGCAACTCAAGTATATCCGGTGCTTCGAGAACTTTTTGAGAGGAAATGAAATGATTATAAGTAATAAACAAATTATGCATTTAATGCAAATAGCAGAAAACTATAGGCATTCTTTCCATGCTAGGCATAGCCCAGAATTACAAAAAGAAATAGCCAGGTTGCTGGACCAAATTGCTAACCAACAATCTAATAAAATGGAGGACAGATAATGATAGACCTGTTCTTTTTATGGTACCAAATATTTTGGGGCGCAATTATATGGATCTAATTTGGGTAAGTGACATTCATTTGAACTTTATTAACAAAGAAGCCAGGAAAGATTTCTATAAAATGTTAGAAGGAAATGTTATAGTAATATCTGGAGACATTGGAGAAAGCCATAATGTAGTCTCATTAATTAAAGAAATGGGATCAGAAACTAAGTTGCCTGTCTATTTTGTATTAGGAAACCACGATTATTATGGGTCTTCATTAAAAGAAGTTAAAAAATCAGTACGAAAATTTGGTTATCTATCCCAGTTTAATTATATCCCTTTAAGCGAGGATACTACACTTTTAGGAGTAGATGGTTGGGGAGACTGTAGGAACGGGGACTATGAAAATAGTCGCTTGACGATGTCTGATTGGCTTTATATTGACGATTTACGTAAAGGGTATGGTCAGAGTCAAGAAAAACTTAAAGAGACTATCCAAACATTATCAGATAAAGACGCTAGAAGTTTAAAAAGAAAGGTTAATAAAGCGGTTAAACTTGGATACAAAAAGGTTATTATAGTTACTCATGTTCCACCTTTCGAGGAAGCTTGTTTACTTGCTGGAAGAAAGTCCACGCCAAGTGGATTGCCTTTTTTCTCTTCTAAGATATTAGGAGATAGTATACTTCCTATAGCTAATAAGAATCCGGAAGTAGATTTTCTTTGGTTATGTGGACATACTCATTCTAGAGTAACGTATAAACCGAGTGACAATATGACAGTTAAAGTAGCTAAGGCGGAATATTATTTCCCTAGAGTCGAGGAGGTGATTCGTGTCGAATAAACCTATATATAAAGGAAGTGAATGGGATCTTCCACTAATAGATAAAATGTGGAAAACAATAGATAAAGTAGCTACTAAGACATTCGGACTGGACTATTATAAACCTCAGATAGAGATTATATCTAGTGAACAAATGTTAGACGCATATAGTTCGGTAGCTATGCCAGTGATGTATAGTCATTGGTCTTTCGGAAAAACATTTATACAAAATGAACGAGAATACAACAAGGGCATTCAAGGTTTAGCCTACGAAGTAGTAATTAACACTAATCCCTGTATTGCTTATCTAATGGAGAACAATACAGCGACTCTTCAAGCTTTAGTCTTGGCTCATGCCTCTTGTGGCCATTCCCATTTCTTTAAGAATAATTATTTGTTTAAAGGCTGGACGGACGCAGAAACTATTATAGACTATCTAAAGTTCGCCAAGAACTATATAAAGTCCTGTGAAGATAAATATGGAGCGGTTAGAGTAGAACGGGTATTAGACGCCTGCCATAGCCTCCAGAATCACGGGGTAGATAAATATAAGAAATCACCTTCTCTAAAAGGAGAACTTAAAAGACAAAGGGAGAAAAACTGGGAGAAATATGAGGAGGAATCTTTTAACGATCTGTGGAGGACAGTACCTAAAAAACTTAAGTTAGCTGAAGATGAGGAGGAAAGGATCGGAGAAGAGAATATTCTATACTTTATAGAAAAATACAGTCCTATTCTAGAGCCGTGGGAAAAAGAGATAGTTAGGATAGTTAGAAAAATAGCTCAATACTTCTATCCTCAAAGACAGACTCAATTATTAAATGAAGGGTTTGCAACTTTTTGCCACCATATGATTATGACTGAAATGCATGATCAAGGATTACTTACTGACGGAGCATACTTGGAGTTTCTTCAGCACCATACTAATGTAGTTTCCCAAAGGGATTGGGACAGTAAACATTTCAGTGGCATCAATGTTTATGCTCTAGGGTATCATATGTTAATGGACATAAAAAGGATCTGCATGGAGCCGGACGAGGAAGATAGAAAGTGGTTTCCAGACATTTGTGATACTGATTGGTTAGATACCATTAAATATATAGTGGAAAATTATAGAGACGAAAGTTTCATACTTCAGTTTTTATCTCCTAAAATAGCAAGAAAATTTAAATTGTTTTCTGTCCATGTAAATGAAGCATTAAACTTTTTAAGAGTTAACGGTACCCATGATGACGAGGACTTTTTAAACATTAGGAAATCTTTAGCTGAACAGTATGACATGAGCAGATCTATCCCTCAGATAGAAATTTCTTGGGTGGACTGGGAGGGAGATAGGTGTATTTATCTGGACCATATAACTAAGAACAATCAAAGACTAAGCTTTGCAGATGCTAAAAAAACAGTGGGATACATTTATCAATTATGGGGCTTTAGAGCTTTCTTAGATTATAAAGACTTAGAAGGAAACCCAATAGATGAAATTTAAATCAGAAGACGATGCTTGGGAATACTGGCAAGAATGTTTATATATGTACGGAGGAGGATATGAACCTCCTGGTTACTCTTCCGATAAACAGGTAGACATGTTTTGGGAATGGGTAGAGGATCAAGGAATAACTTGGTTAGATACTGAATTAAGTAATTTTATTGACGCAGAATTTCTCCGAGAGGATTTAATTAATGAAAACTGAAACTTTAATAGGAATAAATATTCTTATATGTATACTAGGAATGTTTATAGGATTATTTAATCAAGACGCATATGTAACCCTGGGCTGGTTAAATTGCTTTTTTGCTTGGACCGCAGCGTATCAATTATCGGAGGACGATTAGTGAAAACATCTAGCTGTAAAGCTAAGGGCCGCCTAGGACAACAAGAAGTAGTTAAGATACTGCTTAAGGCTTTCCCAGAGCTCGCTGAGGACGATATAAGGAGCACTCCTATGGGAAGCCAAGGGGAAGATATTATGTTGTCTCCTAGGGCTCGTAAGGAGTTTCCGTGGGACATCGAGGTAAAACGAGGAAAAGCTTTCAATTTAGTAAATGCGTGTAAACAGGCAAGAGCAAGAATGAAACCTGATTGTGGGTACTTTCCAGTAGCTATGGGAAGATATGATAGAGACAAGACTTGGTACGCTACTGTGGAATTAAATTACTTACTGGAGTTAATTAGATGACGTTAGTAATAAATCTGTTTGCCGGTCCAGGAGCTGGAAAGTCCACTACTGCGGCCGGATTATTCTATGAATTAAAAAAGAAAGGAAAGTTAGTCGAATTAGTCACTGAGTTCGCTAAGGATATGGTGTGGGAAGAGAGACATTCAGTATTTGAAGATCAGTTATATATTTTAGCCAAACAAAACAGAAGGTTAAAACGGCTCCAAGGAAAAGTTGATTATGTTATAACCGATAGCCCCTTACTTCTAGGTCAATATTATACTAGGGAAGATAAGACTGAACTTACTTATTTAATAAATTGGGCGTTTAATAAGTATAACAATTTAAATATATTTATAAATAGGACTAAACCATATGTTCAAACGGGAAGGAATGAGAATTATCGAGAAGCCCTAAATGCCGACAGAGGCATTAAAGAGCTCCTAAAAGAGTACGAGTATGTAGAACTCATTGACAATGAACAGATTATTCCTGAAATTTGCAGATTACTAATAGCGAGGTGAATAGTGGAAGAAGAAATAGTAGGAATCGTAGACCCTGGATGTTATCTAGAGTCTCTAGTTAAAAACAGGTTCTTTCTCGTAGGGATGGAAGCTAAGGAATTAATAGTTAAATTAGATGAGGTAATCAATGCCGAATTGGACTTAGCTCTAATGGCTGCCCAAAAAGCTAAGAGCGAACTATTGAAGAAAGGGAAGGACAATGTTAAACCAATTAACCCTGGAGCAGCTTGAGTGATGGAAATAAATAGAGTCAGGAGGAACTATGGAATTCAAGTGTGAACAATGTAATCTCCACGGTGACCTAATAGCAGATATTTCTTATAAGATGCCCTTAGATGTAGATATCCATGAAGTCATGAACGGATTTAGAAATTTTCTTTTAGCAGTAGGATATACTTCTAATACTGTAGCTAAATATATACCGGAGGAATAAATGAAAGTAGGAGATAGAGTTAAGCATTTAACAGAGGGAGAAGGAGTTATAGTTGAAGTAGATTCAGGCGATATAGGTTGTCCTTATTATGTAAAATTAGATAAAGGGCATCATTGGTGGAGCCATGTAAATCATGTGTCACTTATTGATAAAGGAAAGATATTTGTATTGGGCTTTTACTGTAATAATGGAGAGCATAGAGTACATAGCTGTACCTCAAATGTAAAAAAAGCAGAAGTTTGGCTAGAACAACATAAAAAAGAATATCCTGGGATCCATTTCACTAAATGGGAATTTAAGAATGAGTAGAAAACATTTATTCATCCCAGATGTACAGGCTAAAGACGGTGTCCCCTTTGATCATTTAGAGTGGATAGGAGAGTATATAGTCCATAAAAAACCAGACGTAATAGTATTAGCAGGAGACTTTGCAGATATGCCTAGTCTCTCTTCTTATGATCGAGGTAAAAAATGTTTCGAAGGCCGAAGATATAAAAAGGACATTAAAGCAGCTCGGGAAGCTATGGACATTTTGTTGAGACCCATGAAGGAATATAATCAGCGCCAAAGAGAGACTAAGCATGCTCAATATAAGCCTGAAATGATATTAACTTTAGGTAATCACGAACATAGAATAGAACGAGCTGTAGACGCTCAGGCAGAGCTAGAGGGGGTCATTGGATATCACGACTTACCTTATGAGGACTGGGACGTATACGACTTCTTAAATCCTGTAATAATAGATGGAGTCATGTACGTCCACTATCTGTGTAATCCCTTTAATGGTAAGCCTTATGGCGGAACGGTCAAGAACCAATTAACTAAGGCGCAGCACAGTTTCTGTGTTGGCCATAAGCAAACCCTTGATATGGACATCTATTTTACTCCAATGGGAAAACAGACTATTGGAATTCAAGCAGGAGCTTGTTATTTGCATGACGAGGAATATAAGGGGTATCAAGGGAATGCTCATTGGAGAGGCATAGTTATGTTAAATGGAGTAGAAGACGGAGTATTCAGCCCTTGGTTTATTCCGCTAGATTATTTAAGAGACGAACACAATAGGAGAAAAAATAATGGTAAATAAATATATAACTAGGTTAATTCCTAAACGACAAGCAAGAGTTCTAGATTGGAAAGAAGTAGAGAAAATAGTAACGGATCAAGTACGAGGTTTTACTTTTCCTTCTGTTGGCCAGACTAGAGAAGAGTATAAGTTTAAACAACCATATGACGCAGAATGGAACCTTAATAGAGTTACATTTCTTGAGGAATGTAATAAAATATGGAAAAAACTAGCTATAGAAGAGGCAGTGAAATGTGGGAAAAAATAATTTCATTTATTGTTGACTTAATAGAAAAATTATTAGGTCATCCTCAGACGTTCGACAATTCTCCAGTTATAATTTCCTCCTTTTTAGATTACGGATATAAAGTGGGAGTTTTAACTAAGAAGTATGAAACGAGTAACCGAGGTCCTGGTTATATATCTAACGGTAGCTCCTGGGGTGACCCAGGAGGAGACAGTTATGGAAGTTATCAAATAGAGACTAAGAAAGGAACGATGCAGGAATATTTAAGGCAGAACGATAAGTTCACTAATGCTCTAAAGACTTTAGTAGTTAACAGTTCGGCATTTAAATCTATGTGGAAAAGCTTAGCTGCCGAAGACCCTGTAGGATTTGAGCAGTCTCAGTTCAACTTCTTGGCTCATAAACCTAATGGTTACTACGATGGACTTAGTTATGCTAAGAACCTAGGATGGAACGTTAATAACTTAGCTATGCAGTCAGCAATATTTAGTACTGTTAATCAGTCTGGAGGATGGAAAAGAGGCATATTTAATAGAGCAGGAATTGTTCCTACAGATTCTCTAGAAGTTCAGATAAATAAACTATATGATGCTAGGGCTAATTATTTTAAAACTTTAAAGTTGACAGGATCGATAAAGACTAGTATAATTTTTAATAGAACGATACAAGAGAGGAAAGATTGTTTACAATTAATTACTGCTCAATTATTTTAGGAGGAAAAGATGGAAGAAGATTATGATGACCCGTTCCCTTGGACGCCCATTTATTAACGATAGAGAAGTCTTTTGGTGGATGAAGACACAAAACCTAATCCATCCGTGCCTTAGAAGCAAAATTATAGTAGGTAAAGAAATGACAGCCCGGAAAGACGGGCATTGTTGTTCTCAGTGGTGAAAAAGAGTATTTACTCTAAGGTAAACACAGCAGGAGTAAAACCGTGAGTCACAGACAGGAGTCTCAGCGTGAAATTGTAGGTTCAAGTCCTACCTGAGAACACTCTTCTTTTTAGACCTCCATATAAGCTCTATAACAAGAGATCTTCCTATAGGTAATACGATAGTAGCCCAGACCCCTCAAAACGTCCTATAGAGGCTCTATAAAGCTCATACGTAAATATACTGTAAAGCCCCTTTCTTTTAGGTACTAAATAGTACTATACTTAAACTGAGACATATTGGAGGGACCTAAAATGAAAATAGAGATATTAAAAGATAATTTTTTTAAAGATTACTTCTCTGCGGTCGTAGAGACTCTTGATGAAGACGAAGATTTAATTCGAGTGGTGAATCCTGTAGGATATGGACGTACTCCTATAGAAGCCTTAGAGAAATTAGTTGACAAACTACATTGATGGTTATATAATAGAACTGCTCGAAACATAAAGTTAAGGCCCCGAAAGGGGCCTCTTTATTTAATCAGCTTTTTGTTCTGGAGCTGGGGGAGGATTAGGGTCAGAAGGGAAGTCTTGGTTATCGTTCTTTTTCTCCTGATTTAATACGAAGTATACTACTCCAGCAATAAAACATGCTACACCTATAAATGCTAAAAAGCCCACTACTATTTACCTCCAAATACTGCTTTGATTTTATTATAGAAATCTATAACTTTTACTTCAATTTTACTGATTACCAATTGGTCTAGAATGATACCGCCAATTAGACCTATCAAAAGATACATCATTTTTGTTACTCTCCTTTTAGTTCATCGGGCCACTCTAGCCCTTTAATGTTCTGGGGAAGATCCCTCAGAATTTGTTTCTGTTCTTCTATCTCTTTAACCTTATCATCTGGGTAAGATATATATCTAAGTTGTTGTTTATCTAGTTCCTCTAATTTAGAATCCCTAGCTTCTCTAATTCGTCTCAAATGTATGCCACTAGCTTTGGCTTTGTCTATTACTATATTCCCATGAGAAATTGTCCAGGCATCTCTAAATGATCTATCTTTAGGGACATCTATTTCAGCCTCTAAGTAGTCTATATAGAATCCTCCGTGCGCGCCTAGAAACCTAGAGATAGCTTCTTCTTTGTTAGCTTCGGGAGCTAATGTCATTATTGCCACACTTCCATCTTTACCTTTAAAGTATATACTCATATCATTTCTCCATGCTTCGATTATTGATCGCCAAAAGCAACTACTGCTATGTTAATATTATCTGTATCTGTCCCGGTATTTCCGTTAAAAGTTCGAACGATGAAAGATCCTACTACCTGTCCGGTTTTAACAGTAGCTATATTGGTTACTCCTCCGGCAGTTACAGCATTGGCTATAGCTGCATAGTTAGAAGAAGAGAAGTCGTTATTTATAGTCACTGTCACGTTTCCTGCTGAAGTATCTGTAATAGAAGATATGTTATAGCTGGCATCGAGTGAGGGGGTGCCTCCAGAAACAGTTATATAGGCCCATGCCTTAGCTACTCCTGGATGGTATTGGGCCCTTCCCGGAGTTACTGCTGAAGTAGTAACTGATCCAGCTTCCATCTCAGCTTGAGTAGCCGGTTGAAGGAAAGTCATATCAGCATCCGGTAAGGTATATGTCCTGTTTCCGGTTAGAGTTCCTGCGAAGGTAGCTTTTCCTCCAGAATACGAGAAGGTTAAATCCGCATCTGGAAGCGTTATTGTTCTATCTGCTGAAACCGTGGAAGTAAATATATTTGCTGCTGTTCCGGTATTCTTAAATCTATAGGTAGTAGCTAATGCGGCTCCGGCCCGTCTAGCTTGGAAAGCTGCATAAGTATCTTCAGAACCTGCTGTTACGTCGTCAGCTACGAAAGCTACCCTACCAAAGTTAGATGGATTCTCGTCAGCACTCTCTCCGTTAAATAGAATTCCCGTACCTATCCCAGTAGAAGGGGTTCCGGAAGTTGTGTGCTGAATAGTGATCACATTTGTTACGCCATTGTTAGTGGCATCTTCAGTAGAAAACGTAGTGGCGCTAGTAGCAGAACTATTGAATATATACCAATTAGTCCCGTCACTGGTTAGAATAGCTACATCATTTTGATTCGCTAAGCTTAAAGTTAAAGAGCCGTCTATTGTTTCTGATCCATTAGCGTCTATAGTAACGGTATTAGCACTAGAGTCTATCTTTTTGATTGCTACTTGAAACCCGTCTCCGGCAACGGTCGCGGTCAACAGACTTATAGTGATTGCTCCTGCAGTTGCGTCTACTTTAATTAATTTGTCTCTATCGGGTTCTGTTACGGTATAATCTGCTGATTTAGATAGTGTCGTCCAAACTTGTTCGTTGGCTAAAGCGTTATCTACTGTCCATACAGAGGACGTAGGAGGGTCTCCAGCCGAGCTGGGAGCCAAGACGAACTTCATAGATTGATCTATATAGACGTCTTGATCTAGCCGTCCGGCTGAGTTTAAAGTCATTGGATTGGAATTAGGTGTTCCTTTTCCTGAATCGGTATAGGTATTAGCCTTAGTAGTGGTCCCTGCTTGATACTGGAATAACTTATAACCAGAAGCAATAGCTGAACCGTTAAAGAATGAATTACCTTTGTTATAAAATCTTACTGCTTTGCTCATTGTTGAGAAGCTCCTTGGTCGTCTGGGACTATTGGCTCATCTTTGTGCCTAAGTACTCCGTCATTAGATATGAACATCCCGGCTCTACTGAGGTGTTTACCTACTGCATTTGTCAGAAAATTGTATGTTCCTTCGGACAGATTTTTAGGCAACACTCCCAATAAAGACTTTAATGGAGAATGGTTAGCTATCATCAAAGCTGCTCCATAAGTGGCTAAAGGGGCTGTCATGTCTATATGGCCTGAGACTCCTCCGGCTGCTGCTCCTAGTCCAGTCATACCTAATAAGGCCGCTTGTTTCCACCAACCGCCTTTTCCGGCATTCTTAACTGAGGTTAAATATTGGTTTAGACCTTGTAGAGCTTTGTAGGTATCTGGCCTTAGAATCTTTTCTGTTTGAGTATCGTCGTACAACCTGTCTAGAAATGTTTGAAGATTAATCTTACCTGCTGAGTCACTGGCCTTTAAAGCGTTGGCTACCTTAAGAGCTTCTACTGAGTTTTGTCCTTCTGGGTTTAAAATGTTAAAAGCTGCTTTTTTAGGAGGCATAACTCCTGATTCACTTACTAAATTATTAATTAGAGATTGAGCGTTAGCTTCGTTTCCTATGGCTGCTTTAACTAGAGGCGCGTTTTCGTATAGAGACTGTTTATTTGCAGTAAATTGTCTAGCTGCTGCAAAGTCGTTTAAATCTCTGCTCTTTTGCATTAAGTTCCCACTATCAGGAGTCAAAGAGGTCTGAATATGGTCAATGATGTTACTCTTAAAATCTTTTAACTGGCTATATAAATCGTAGCCTCCAGTTGCGTTTTGGTTATTTATGGCTTTACCTGCTGCATCTCCTATTAGAGACTGTATTTTTTTAGCTTGATTGACGTCCATATTAGGTTGCCTAATGAGATTTAACATTTGCTTATTAAATCCATCTATAGGTATTCCAGATGAATTGACTGCGTCTAAGGCACTGATGGCTTCGTTTTTAACTGATTGAGGGTCAGTTATCGGCTTATTGATGAATGGTTTGTTCCATAGTGCATCTTCAGTATTATTTATTTTGTTTAAAGTAGCATCTACTTGTTTACCTGCATAGTCAATTAAATCTAAAGGTTTTGTAGATGGGGCATTCCCTGCATGAGCAGCGATGAAATTAGTTATAGGTGTTCCTATATTTTCTAATTGAGCGGCTCGTTTTCCGAATCCTGTTAAGAAAGAAAGCGGATCAAACATTTCATTTGAAAGCTTCTGAGTTGGGCTACCTACATTTTGACCGTTAATGACATTATATTTAAGGTCCCGAGCCATTGCATAAGGATCTACTTGTTTAGCTTCTCCTAGGGCTTTAGAGGCGTTTACCCACGTGTTTAACTTCTCTCCTGCTGCCGGTAGTATATAAGACACTGGATTATTCAGGGAGGCTTTAGCTGCGTCTGTATTGAATAACTGACCGGGCTTATTAGGGTCATATCTTTGACTTTCCACACCGGATAATACTCCGGCACCTTCTGCTGCTGCGGCTCCATATTTAGCTGCTGTCTTAAGCCCTAATGGAGCTATTCCTGCTGCTGCCGGAGCTGCATACCCTAGAAGTCCTCCTGCAGGTAAAGTGGCTAAAGTTTCTCCTAGTCCTTCTCCTACTTGAGGATAGTATCCGTTGTACTTCTTGATATTATTTTGTTGTTCTGCTTCTACTGCCGCGTCATAATTCTTAATATTCTGTTGATACTTATCTCCAAATGGGAGCTTAGACATTAATGCTAAAGTGAAGTGAGTAACTCCTCGATTAACTCCCGAATTGATCATATCTAATTTTTGAAGGAAACTAGGATCTACCTTTTCAGGTTCTTTAGTAACTGTAGATCCTTGGTTTTGATATGCAGCTATATCCTGTTGAATATTAGATGGCTGCTGCCTATATGCAGCTATATCGTCTTGAATGCTCACAACTTATTATCCTATAAATGAGTGGATATATCCGTCTAATATGGAATTTCCCGTATAAGGTGGAGGAGATTTTTGGCCCTCTATTCCAAACGCTTGAAGTGGCTTCTGGCTTTGGACTGCTCTTTGACTATCTGAATCGGGCAGAACTAAAGGGGGAGCTATTTGAGGGGGCATTTGATTTTGAGGATAGTTTTGGTACTGCATTAATGGTTGTTGAAATAGGGATGAATACATTATTGAGCTCCTTGTAGTGCTTGATTAATCATATCGTCTGAATAGCCTTTTTGTTTGAGATAGTTTATTAGTCCTGAGTCGGGAGACGTTCCAGGAGTGGTATTTAGACCTTTGTTTAATACATTTTTCTTAAATTCGGCGTCACTTGTATATTTGGATACCAGTTGATCTAAAGCTCCCATTAACTCACTAGGAGACATGTCTTCATTTAAAGAAGATTTTTTTAGATCGGCTAATTCTTTTTCTCCTGCTGCAGCCCCTGTTATTTCTTTTCTATATTTATTGAAGAACTGCTCTACACCGTTTAGATAATCAGTAGCATTCCGTATATAATCTGCTCGTTGATTGGTATCCATTCCAGTAGCCGCTCCTGCAGCTAAATCGGCTGCCGATCCTAGACCAGGTATTCCTTGTAACTTTTCGGCTTGTTTGGAAGCCCATAAAGCTGCTTGACCCGGATAAGTAAAATAATTAGATTTAAAGTTATCCCGTATCTGACCTAATTGTTGTAAACCTAACTCTCTGTCTTGAAGATCCTTTTGGGTTTCGGTAGTAGCAGCAGGAGTTTCTGGACTGCTAGAGTAAACCAGTTTTCCAGTGGTTGGATCGAATATTTGAGTAGCGGCCGTACTTGCTGGCTTGTTAGCTTCTACCATATCTTTATACTGTTTGACTTGGCCGTATTGCATTATCTTATAGGACAAACTATTTTTAAATTGGGAGAGAGGCATTTGAGCAGCTGCTTTAGACTCATCTTCACTTAAATATCCTTTAGAGGTAGCCTCGCTTAACAGTTCGTTTTTAATTTGAGCTGCTTCATCTGGGGTTTTAGCTTGGTTTAAAGCTAATAGTCCATAAGAGGCAAACGCTCCCCTATCTTGAATGTCTTGTTTGTTCTGAGTTAAAAGCCTCTGCATATCAACTTTAGATTGAGCTACAGCGGTTGCTTGATTTCTAGCGTTTATTTCATCTTGTCTATATTGGCCCATCATATCCATATAGTTATTCTTGTAATCCAGTTCTCCTTGACCTAATTGCCCTTGTTGGGCTAGTTGTTGAGCCTTTAGATTTTGGTCTGATTGTGCTAGTAGGCCTTGTTGTTGGAGCATTCTATTCTGGTAGTCCCTTTGCATTAAAGCTTGTTGATTTTGAGACTGTATTCGTTCCTGTTCCAGCGCTGCTTGTTGATTAGCCGCATTGTGAGCGTTAGTAATCTGTAGAGCTTGGAGTCCTAAAGCTCCTGGAACTGTTAAGTCTATATTTCTAGGTCCTTGACTGGCCAGCCCTGCTAGCCCAGAATAATTTGGGGGTGATATATCTAAAGCCATCTTAGAAAAGTCCTCTTTGAGCGTTATTATTTATAGCTGTGTTTTGTTGCTGTTGATTACCTGCCGCAATTGCTCCCGCCAAAGCCGTGGATTGATTGGCGGATTGAATCTGAGCCTGAGTAGCTGCCGCTTGACCTAATGCATTTACTTGAGCTGCACCTGTATTTATGATTCCTCCTAGGCCGGCATTAGCTTGGTTTCCAAATAATGAAGCTATATTATTACCTGTTTGTAGAGAAGTGTTTGCCAAATTGGTTCCTAGGGCGTTAGCTTGGTCTGCACCTACGCTTCCTCCAGCCAATCCTTGAAGCCTATTTTGATAGTTATTGTACTGGTTAGCTTGATTAGTCCACCAGTTATTATAGTCTTGATTAGCAAGGTTCTGAGCGGTTGACGTCATGTCTCTCATAACTCTACCTGACTCCAATAGTCCCTTGGAAGCAGCATTTTGCTGTGTTTGAAGAAGGGCTTGATTAACTGCATATTGGTATCCTGGGCTTTGTTGGAAATTCTGCACTGCTTGGTTGCCGAACAGCATTTGATAGCCGGGAGTGTTATAATAATTATTTAAAGCGTCTTGAGGAGATTGAGTAGCCATTCCCGGCTGATTTGTTGGATTGCCAACAGATCCTCCTCCAGATTGAGTGGGACCTAAAGTTGGATTCTGATAAGTTAGGTTATTGGACCCTAAGTTCATAGGAGGAAGAGTCAATTGGTTGCCAGAGGAACCTTGAGGTGCTCCAGAAAGACCATTTAATAATCCTCCTAGGCCATTGTTTCCTCCTCCAGCTGCACCTCCTCCGCCGCCCATTCGACCGTCTCCTCCGCTACTTCCTCCGCCGCCTCCTAGGCCATTAGTGACGTCTAGAGGAGCATTCATGAGGTTATTACTAGCAGCACTTCCTGGTCCTGTATACGTGCCGGCTATTGTAGGGCCTCCTGAATTTGACTGCTGAGGGTCGGAGCTTTCTTGGTAGCCGGGCACTCCTCCTGGATATGTGCTTAAGGTCCCTCCTCCCACACCTCCTTGAGATGCCGCTACTGCTGCTAAATAGCCTTCTGTATCTCCAGGGTGCGCTCTAAAGTATGCCGCTGGATCTATAGTTCCTCCTTGAGCGGAAGCAGCAGGAGCAGTATTTGGCGCTGCTAAAACTCCTTGCCCATTTCCATATAAGGAAGAAGTCGTAGAAGGCGCCCCTTGAGGAACGTTGAATACTCCCTGTCCTGAGCCATAAGGAGCTCCATTTGGATATATCTGAGAATAAGCCACTATTTAGCTCCTTGTAGAAGACTTGGCTGCAAGCCTACTGACGGGGCCATATTATTAACCATTTGGGCACTTCCTCCTACTGGACTAGGCAATCCTAGTGTTCCGTTATACGCATCTAATGCGTTATATGTGGATAGCCTCTGAGGCGCCGTTAAAACTTGGGACTGTTGAAACCCTTGGTTTAAAGCATTATTGGCTTGTTGCTGATATGCTTGAGTGGCATTAACTGCTTGTTGATTATTCTGATTAGCATAGTTAAGGCCTTGTTGAAGAATATCCTGTAAATGAGCATTGGCTTGGTTAGCCCAATCTGCCGAGTTAAAGTTTATTAAATATTTACTTAAATCTGTTTGTTGTCCGTTGGATCCTGTTCCGCCTATCATTATAGCTCCAAAATGTATTGATCTAATACTGCTCCATTCTTCTTTATAGAATTGGGCAATACCGCTATTTGTTTGAACCCCATTTTTTCTGCATACTTCTTGGCAGTTTTATAAGGAGTAAACGCTAAAAACTTTTCTGCTTTATATAACTTTTTCATTATCTCTACAACTTGATTTCCCCATTCATAAGAGTTTTTGCCTCGGTACTCTTCATGTATGATTATATGAGGCATCCAAGTCATATTATTTAAAGGCATAAGATTTATCAATCCGGCAATTTGATTGCCGTCAGTAAGTATAAACCAAACTCCTTGGGGCTCAAAGTCGTCTAGAGAAGGGCTATTGTCATAAGCCACTTCGTCGTACACCTTATGCAATAGAGCTTTTATATAAGGAATGTCTTGGCATAAATGTACGTTTTTATTCATCTAAATTTGTTTCCAATTAGTTGCATCATAGTTAGTAAACCTAATGTTAGATCCAGAAGCTAAAGTAGTTGCTGTATTTACTCCAGAACCTAAGTTATCTCCACTGGCTGGAAAAATCTGGAGAGTATTAGCTCCGTCATTTATTATTGTTATTGTTCTGCTATATGCAGGTGCTGTAGGCAGTGTGACTGTATCATTAGCATTTGCAACAGTACTAATCTCATTGACGTCATTCATTAAAGGTTGTTGGCCTTGAGTTTGAGTAGTGCTAGCTGTTATTCCTGATCCTACAGTATGTCGTAGTAGTCCGTCTGTTTGATGCCACGCTGTAGTACTTACGGCTATCCAAGCAAAATGGGCTCCGGGTCTTATAGTGGTTGAAACATTTGTCCCAAATCCTAAATCTCCTCCAGAAGCTGGGAACACTTGAAGGATTTTTGCTCCATTATTTCTAACTAAGCAGTATCTTCCAGAAAGTGCCGCAGGAAGTGTAACGGTGTCATTATCATTAGCAACTGTGTTTACAAAGTTGTAATCTCCGGTTAATGGGCCGTTTCCTTGTGAGTGAGACGTACTGGCCGTAACGGCATCTAGCACACATCTCCTTAAAGGAACATGTCCGACGAATTGGACTCCACTTTGAGAAAATGCTCCGTCATTAAAGTTTATTCCATTAGAACCAGAAAACGTCATATTCATCCAGGGGGCAGAAGTATTGAATGACAAAGAACCCTGTAGGGACCCGGAAACTTTGGAATATAAAGTATACCCTCCTGCTCCCCCTGATTGGATCCTAGGATTCGAAGATCCTGTAGTGTTATCAAATCTTATGGTTCCCACAGTTTCATTTTTAATAGTAACTACGTCGTTTACGCTTAAAGAATTTTGAAGTTTTGCGTTCCCATTGCCGTCTGTGGTAAATCCTGAGTCGCCCCCAAATACTCCTTCATCATTATATTGAATTTGAGTATCCAAGCCGCCAGGATGATTAGCTAGGGCGTTTATATCCCTAACTCTGGTTTTACGAAGAGTGTTATTATCTGATACATCTGAAAATAGCATCTCGTCTTCATTAGTTATGTCTACAAGTTGCTGAGAAGATATGTCTACGTTAACGTCATTAGCATTTACTGTTATCCCCAGTCCTGCTCCTACGGCTAATGTGACATCTTCTGAAACGGTTCCTCCCCCTACTAGTCCATTTCCTGCTATAATGTCTACTACTCCGTCGGGATTGTGGCCGGTAGTTTCTACAGTGGTAGAAATGAATGATCTAAGAAATTCATACCAAATAGGGTTCATTCTTCCATTACTATCTGTGAATGGAGTGTTTATAGAAGGTATTCTCTTAGAACTGATTCCCACTCTAGTTGTCTCCTAAAAAGTTCCGAATGAGCCGTGCACCTGGGCTTGCATTACTATTACGTCTACTGGATCAGAAACTTCAAAGTCAATTACCCAGTTTCGGGCGGTACCTAAATTGTTTATTATCACTCGTTCATCGTATGAACCTTGAGCGCCTAAACTTAAGTGTTCTTCAGATTCAAAGGTATTTCCACCGTCTAAAGAGTATCTAAGCATCATCGTTGGATTAGGAACATCTACGGTTCCTACTCCCGAGTTAACGTCTAGTTGCAAACTATATACTGAGATGTATTTAAGCTCATTGAAGAATACGGGGCTTATCCTTTTAAGTCGTCTTACGTTTCCGTCGTCTGTAGAAACTTTGTCGTCTTCTTTAAATATTTTACCGGAATGCCAGTCTCCAAAGAGGTTTATTCCCTTGAAGTTAACGTGGTTCCTTCCTCGATAGATATCCCATATTTTCTCTCCGTCGGCATCAGGTGCCGGTCTGAGAGATTGTCGTTCGTGCCACATACCAGTGGTTAAATCGTAGACCATTGTGGTCTTAAGGGCTGGAAGGTGTAAGTGGTAAAAAATGTGTCCATCTTTAGTGTTTACTACAAAACCTTCTGCATCTTCGTTGGTAGCCTGGTTTATAATGTCTGAGACGTCTGGAGAAGCTATTGGGGTGATGGAATAGTCTAGACCCATTAGGTATACTTCTGCGCCTCCCATAGCACTTGTACCTAGGTAGAATACCCCTGCTGGATGAACTGCTATGCTATCTCGGGCTCTTAGTCCATAATACATGCTTGTTCTAGATTGACGTACAAAGGGCGTAGCGCCATCGTCTATATAAATTTCTAACGTCTCTGCTCCAAAGCAGTAAATCTCTTCTCTAGATGCTACGATAGCTTTAACCTTATCCGGTTTAAACGTAGGAGTAAAGAAGTTGATGCCGGGCCATGTTAGTCCGTCTAATAAGTCGCTGAAGGATACCCTACCTTCTCCGTCGGAGATTATAAAGTATGCGTCAGAGAAATCTAGAGTGGTTCCATTAGGATAGTCTATGTCGGTAATTTTAGTTAATGTATTAGAGTCCATATCGAATATATATCCGGCTAATGGGTCTTGGATCATTAACTGATTATTGCTATTAGCGGCCATGTAGACTTTAGATTTGGAGCCACTGGACATGCCTGTTAAAGCTCCTCTAAGCACATTAGAGCCGTCGTATAGTATCTCATATAGGGAAGTACCAGAAACTGCGAAACAACGGTTGTGCTTCAATGTACGAGCTACAAAGAGTCCTCTGATAGAGTCTCCTCCGACGTCAGAAAACTGAGTTAGTCCTGGACGTGGAAAAAGACCTATTTTGGTCTTGTTCTTTTCTTGGGCCTTCTGGTCAGTTATTTTAGGATACCAGTTTATAGTTCTTTGGGAGTTCCAATCTTTAAACTTATGTTGATATGTTCCACCTAAGAGATCTATTTCCATTCGTAACATCCCATATCAGGTAAAACAAATAAGGGAGCTTCGTCATTGTCGAAGTCTCTTACTATTTGTTTGTATTCATCGGCTAATGGCTTAATCGTTTTAAATTCTTCAAATTTACCGAAAGCTATACATAATTCTGCTCCCAATCCGTATATAATAGGTAGCGTCCATTCGGTTGGAAAATCTAAGCTATCCGTACTGTTGTCTACGTCTTCTATAGCTTCATGATAAGTAAATTCTAATAGTACATCTACGTCATTTGGCCTAGGAAATACGTAAAGTACTCCTGCATCTAATAGTTTATCATAATAGAAATTTAGAGGTCTTCCATCAGTGGTTTTAACTGGAATATTGAAGTATTCGTCGTAGCCAATTATCTCCATAGAGATTGAGTTTTTATTATTCTTAATATCTACGGTTCTCATATCTAATATTCTTAGAGGTCTGTCAGCTATCATATTAGTGTATGTTATAATAGAATTTCCAGAAGAAGCTGAGTCTGTTAGCGAATCGGTTACTGTTATTTGAGTAGAGGAGTCTATTGAAACTATAGTGGTCCACTGTCTAGTTTTATCCTCTAATTTTATCCCCACATTGTCTGATACTGACATACCTGAACTAGATACTACTTTTAGTATCGTATCTCCTGACGCTGCAGAATCATTTAAAGTAGTATTTAAATATGTATTAGCGGCATGGTCTCCTGTATGTGAGATAGAATAACTTTCCGTCTCATATGCAGTGAATACTGTGGCTTGTCTTCTATTCCATAGCTGGATTCCTTCAGCCTGCCACATTTTAATTAAACCTTGGAATATGTCTATAGCATATTCGTAATCGGCTCCTCTGGCAGTCTGGTTTATATTTATTATATTAGCTAACTGCATAGCTCTTTTTATAATTGAATCTCTATCTAAAGAAAAACTGTATGCTCCAGATCTAGCCATTTATGTTCCTAATTCGTTTGTGTTGTCATAGTCTAAGGGAGGAGTACTATCGGGGACATCTAAGATGTTTATTACTCGTGTCCATTCGACCTTCTTTTCTGGGCCTATTGTATATGGAATTAATCCAAAATCAACTGAGTCGATATCGTTTGGGCAAACTATAAGCCCCCCTCTTCCCGTATATTTCTTCAATTCGGTAGCTTCTGCAGCGTAACACGCTTGGCCACATATATCACAAAATACATACCTTCCTTTATTTCCTGCAAAATACTTATTACTCACGTTATTTTACCTCCGGTAAAATTACTGAATTGATATTTTCTTCTAGAAAATAATCACTCACGATGGCCATACCAAAGAAGGTAATGAAGATATAAATTCATCAATACTAGGGGGTTGGATTTGTCCGGTTTGTACCTGATTTAATTCGGAGTATGCAAAAGCAAATAATGAATCTCTCCAAGCAATAAATGCCTCGGCCTCTGCTTTCCATTGAGCATTAGAGCTGGTGATATAAGAGGAAAGAGTGGCAATGCTGTCATATCCCTTTTCTACTGGTTTTGATTCTACTATTTTTCTTAATAGGTATTCTATTTGACTTTGAAGATACTGTAAGTTAATACCTGTGTCAGCATTCCATTGATCTATATCTTGTTGAGTTGGTTGCGGACCTAGTTTTTCTGTGTTCCAGAAAGTTATAAGGGTATCTTCTCCTACTTTAGCCAAATTTATATCAGATAGAAAATCTGCAGTAGGATATTTTATTTTTAATATATCGGCTAAATTCATCGTATTACGCTCCTGGCGAATAAGCTTCCTTCTCCTGTTATGGTGCCTCCTCCGGCAAATGTGCAATAACCAATTAAATACACTGTAGTTGTCGCACTAAGCTGCAATATTCTTCCTGGCACTGGGGCACATAGTCTTGAAGCGGCCGGTACTGCTCCTCCTGAAGGAAAAGAGTTTAGCCCATATAAACTAGAACTTGTCAGAGCTACTGAAGTATTTATACAACCAAGTACAAAATCTGCGCTTATTCCGGGCAATACCGCTTGGAAATTTCCCCATACGTTCCAGTCTCCTGGGGTTAAACTTAGAGAAGTTATAGCTGTAGCTGTGGTAGTAGACAGTGAGGCAGAGGTTGTACTGCTAGACAGAAAAGCATTTTTTAGGGCTAACCATGAGCTAGCCGATGTTCCTGTAATCGATATACAAATTACTTCAGCGGATTGATTCGGATAAACTGTGCATATTAAATTTCCCCCAGAAGAATTAACGGTAACATTACCTGTAGAAGTGTTGTATATTATATATGTCTGGTATAATACTAAAGTGCTAACAACCGGCATTTGAACTGTTTGAGTAGTCGTACCTGTTATTATCTGGTTTTTAGAGCTATCTACTGTAAGGGTAGTAGTCCCTGCTGCAGAGGTTACTGAAGCTCCTCCTGCAAGAAAGTTATTAGCTGACATATTAGAATTAGAATCCCATCCTGCCCAAGAGGTTGCAGTAGGGGAGGTTGTCACGCTAGTTTTCCCTGTTCCTCCATTAGCTACTGCCCAAGCAGTAGAAGGCACTAAGTCAGCTATATTTTGTGTGGTTACATATTTTAAAACATTTGAGGCACTTGTATCTTTTATTAAAACTTTATCGTCAGTGGCTATAGTTACACTGGAGGGTGTTGTTATGGTAGCGGCAAAACTTCCAGTTCCTGAGCCGGTTACGTCTCCAGTTAGGGTAATAGTTTGATCCCCACTATTAGTTCCTGTTAACCCTAAATCAGTTTTAAGCGTGGCTAAAGAATTGACTTCCGGAGTCCCGCTACTTGCAGTTTTTCTGTATATCAACGAAGAAGTGGCCATGTTAGCCATTTTAGCTAGGGTTACAGCACTATTCGCTATAGTAGTTGTGTTGCTTCCGGCCGATGCTGTTACGTCCCCTGTAAGGGCTGCCCTTTGAAGTAATGGAGTAGCATCAGTATACACTAAGGAAGTGTCTACCATTGCTCCTACAGCATCCTGAGCCATCTCGTCCGTATACTGAGTTACATCTCCTAAAAACAAAAAATCTCCGTCTGAACACGAGGCATTATATTGAGATTTAGTTCCAGATATTCCTACTATAGTCGTTTGATCTCCAGTATTAGTACCTGAAGATGTTCCACTAAATATGCCGTCTTGCGTAGCTAGAGTACCTAGTCCTAAAGTTGTTCGTTGGGCACCGGAGTCTGCATCATCCAATAGGGCTCTGCCCGCGGCCGTACAGGTTATCTCTTCTACGTTTCCTGCTCCAGAAGTACTTCGGCCTAAGAGTTTATCTGTATCCGAAACTTCTTGAATCTTACCGTAAGTTACAACATTAGGATCTATAGTCCAAGAAGCCCCTGAAGAGCTTACTGTTATATCTCCTTTATCTCCATCGGCAACCTGGGTTGCTTTATATGTTAACCTAACAGTCGTTCCGTCTGTTCTTTCTCCTACTAGTTTATCTCCGTCGGCTATATCTCCGATTAAAGTTAGATCTTTTACTTTCTTAGTAGTTGTCATAATACTGATTCACTAACGATTAATAACTCGGACGGATCTTGACTTGGAGTTAAAACTATATTATCTTGAGAGGAAGCTAGGTAAAAACTTGTCGTCATGGTTTCTGGGTCTACTATAGGTAAACTATCCGTGGTGTCTAAATTATTTAGTCTTGTCCAGGGGATGTTCTTTTCTGTGGGAATTTTGTAGGGAACAGTACCATAATCTGTTTTGTCGTAATCTTCCTTACAGACTCTAAGTTCACCTCTTCCTGAATATTGAGCTAACTTATATGTTTCTGAAGCATAACATCTTCTGCCGCATATATCACAAAATATAAACCAATCGCCTAATCGTCGCATGAAGTTTCTTTAGAAGGGTAGAGAAGGAGGGAATCTAACCCTCGTCACACTTGATGAAGTAATATAAAAGTGGACTAGTCCTTACTTCTCTATATTGAATAGGTGTGGGCTTAGCGGTACCCACTCGGTAACATTTTCGGCCTCTCGTTGTTACTCACGTCCATCTCTTATTTAAGTCGCTCATGGAACACGACACCTCACAATTGATCAGAAAGTCATTCGGGCTCTGAGGCATTTGCCCGCCGGTAGTTTTGAGCTTGAATCAGAGGCTTTCCGGGGAGTCAACCTAGAGAGACTCTAGGTTTTTTTAGTGTAGT